AAAGTTTGGTGAGTTTGGAAACACATCTCTACAAACTGAATTAGAATCTGAGGAAACATTTGGTGAGACAAACGCAACAGATAGATGGTTGACTGTTCCAAACATCTATAAATTAAGATGGTTATCGGAAGGTACTGAAATAAAATCTCTTCCAAAAATAAAACCATGTGTTCTAAAAAATATTCAAGTGTCATACACACCAGATAATGTATGGGCTACTCACTTAAAAGATGGTAGATCAAATCCATATCCAGTAGCTTATACTCTAAATCTTAGTTTCGGTGAAGTAGAAATCATAACTGGATCTGACGTATCAAAGGGTTACTAATATGTTCTTCAACGCAATACCAGATGTTTTATACCCAGACTTCACAGACAAGTCAAAATTAAAACTATCAAAAAACATATTCAGAAAGGTAAGACCAAGAGATAACTACAACTCTTCGTTTGTTTCAAGCAAAAAATATATAATTCAACCAGGAGAAACTCCAGATAAGATTGCATTCGCAGCATATGGAGATCCAGATTGGTATTGGGCTATTCTAACGGTGAATAACATTGTTGATATGAATACTCAGTGGCCCCTAGATTCTGATGAGTTAGAAAAATTAATTGAAGAAAGATATGGTGATCAACAAAACGTAACTAGACACTGGGAAACAAATAGAATTTTAGATGCTTCAGAGAATGTAGTTCTTGAGGGTGGAATTATTATTGAAACATTTATGAACACCACTCAGCAACAATCAAATTCCTATTGGCCGAATTGGTCATTCACTTATATTGATTCGTATACAGTGGATACTCAGAATAGACTTGTAAGTTCTGTAGAGAAGACTGTTACTGCTGCTCAGAATCTTTCTAGAATCACAAACAGAGAATATGAGTATGCGTTGAATGAATTGAAGAGAGAAATATATCTACCCAAAAGGTCTGTTCTACCAAAAATGCAAGAAGAACTTGAAGATCTTCTTGCATACGATACAGAATATAAAATTACTAGACAGGGTTATAGACTGGCAGAGCAATAAAAAAGGGGTCCGAAGACCCCAATCTTATCAATCAAACTCTGCGAGGTTTGCAAAGAAACTCAGAGTATCATCCTCATCTTCGGAAGACATCCTAGGTTGCACTGGTGCAGGAGCAGATGCAACTTGAGGAGTCTCCAGCATGAACTCTTCATCCTCTTCGGTTTCCATGTCAACACGAGGTTGTTTCTTACCGTTGAGAACTGCGTTCAGACGTTTCTCCAGTTCTTCAAAAGTTTTGAAGTTGGATGCATCAGTGAATGCAGTCAGAGAGTGCTGTTTAGCATAGATTTCTTCCAGTTGTTCATCATCAAATCCACCAAGGGTAGACTGTGATGCAAACTCAGAACTGTCATAGTTCCAGTAACCTGCAACCTTCTTGATCTTCAGTTTGAAGTCAGCACCCTTCCAGAAATCAAAAGGATTGATGGGGGTTTCATCTTCAAACTCAGGTTGCATTGCAGCAACAATCTTGTCATGAATCTTCTTACCATACTTGAACAAGAAGACACGACCCTCGTTCTCAGGATGCAGAGGATCACGAACAACATAGATGTTGCTGTAGTAAGACAGTTTGCGTTTTTGTTTACGAGCGACTTCCTTATCAGCGTCATGACCACTGTTCCAGAGTTGACGATTCATATCACCAACAGGATCAGACTTGTTAATCGTGGTCAGACTATTTTCAATATACCAACCACCAGGACCTTGGAAGGCGTGACTGAAGACTTTCGCCCAGGGAAGATCTTCACCTTCAGGTGCGGGTAGGAAACGAATCACTGCATAACCATTTCCAGACTTGTCCAGTTCAGGTTTCCAGAGACGATCATCAGCACCAGACTTCTCACTACTAGAGATCTTCTCCAGTTCCTGAGTGAGTTTGTCAAAGGACGAGTTGGAATTTTTCTTGAGTGCAGCAAAAGACATGTGTGTTCTCCGTATTGTGTACGTATTTGGCCTGTGGGGTTTCCCAACCACCTGGCTATATTACCAGGGATCAGGGGTGGTGTCAAGTCATTCAACAAATTTTCTCATTTCAGCAAGTTCTTGCTTCATGCGACGAAAGACTTGACTTGGATCTGTCTCTCCCTCTTTAGAGACTATTGGTAGAGTCTTGTTTAAAACTTCAATATATTCTTTAGCATCTTCTTCTTTGGAATACTTTGCCCTAAAGAAAATCATTTCTTGTAGTTCAAGTAATCTTTCCACTAGATTTAGATACCTAAGACTACCTTCTTGACTACGAAACTTTTGACTCATCAGTAATGATTGAATCTCTTGAAATGTTTCCATAAGTTCGGCAGATTCTGCACGAATTATTTCGTTGTCAAAAAAGTCCATGTCTTAACCAATATCCTCTTATATTTAGTTTTGTCTATAGAAAGGAATGGTTCGTATTTCACTACTAGTTTCTTCACCTCAGGCCAAACAATAGGTTCAGAAATCTTTTGTGAAAAGTATGGAACATAGTTGACCATCTTTTGTAGGACAACCATAGATTCCAAACTTACGTTACCAGCAAGATATTCTTTCAGAATGATTGGATGTTGTCCATCTTTAACTCTGAATAAAGAATCAAAGTCTTCTTCTATGTCAGACAACCTATCCATTTCATTCTGAAAATTAAAAGACATACTCTGAATTCTGTTCTTCCATTCAGCGTATGTCTTTGATTTATTGATAGAGATATTGCCAATCCAGCAATTACTATCTTTTATGAAATGACTCAGGAGAAAATCTACTATCTCCTTCTCGTCATACTTTGTACCTAGTTTTTTAAAAAAGTACTTATCCTTCCTACCCTCAAAAGACTTTAAACTAGCACGAGACTTCCCATTAAATGTAAAGAAGTTATAGTTGTCTTTTGAGAAGTGTAGTTTCAGGGCAAGATAAGTCTTATAAACTTCAAACCCATCCATATCAAATAGGTAGTTTAGCTCTCGAAGATTTCTTCATGAAACATAATCTTTGAGCATCATACTTTAGTTTCTCTTTCAATGTTTTTGATAGAAGTTTTGGAACAGATTCAAATTCAATCTCGTTCTCATCACAAAAAGTAAGAACAGCCTCAATGTAGTTTAGTTGACCATTACTTTTCTTGACAATGTTTTCAACTTCCATAGAGAACTTGGAAGAAGTCATGAACTTGTCTTCTAATACTTCATTGATTGCGTCTTTACTTTTACTCATTAGCAATTTTCCACTCTCGTATATACTGAGTAAGCTTTCTAATGTATTCTGATTTTTGCTGTTTTTCATAGACGACACACTCTCCATTTTCACAGGACATTATGATGACAAGTTTCTTTACGATTATACCAGTTAATTCATACAACATGCAAGCGTATGCAACAGCTTGTACAAAGTAACCTTCAATCCACTCTTCTGGTTTTGGTTCTTTGGAAGTCTTGAAGTCAATGACTGCAAGGTCCCCATCGTACTCAGCGATACAATCAACTGTACCTGCGACGCCTAGTTTCAGACTGTACAATGGTGTTTCTAGTGCGTAAATATTATTTATACGATCTAGATATGGTCTTGCAAACTTAAACAAAAGTTCAGATAAAGGTTGAACATCGGATAGATTCCGATTATTGAGGTAATCCTCAACAAGCGTATGCATATCAGTTCCCCGACTTGCAGCTTTCCTGGTGATGGAGTTTGCTTTCTCCTCACCAACCTTTCGTCTCCATTCTTGGATAGACTTTGCTTTTTGGAAACTAGTCACAGTAGTAACCGAAACTAGTTTCACATCTTCGTGACCAGGGACTTGATAAAAACGTTTACCATCTATCTCAATACGTTTAAGTTTAGATGGTAGGTCAACCTCTACATGATTAAACATTAGAAACCGAGACTAATTTTACTGATCAGATAACTGCGAATAAGACCCGATCGTACAATGTCCTCAACACCGAATTCAACCATGCCAAACTCATCCATGATTCGAAGGATACTCATGAAATCTAGAACACCATTCTTCTCATTTGCCTTAACCAAGTCAGACTGTTGAACATCACCACAGAAAATGATCTTGGTATCTTCACCCACACGAGTAATGATTGAATCAAGTTCGTGGAAGTTCAGGTTCTGACACTCATCAACAATCACAATAGCACGATCAAGAGTTGTACCACGAAGGAATGATGTAGACCAGAAGGATACAGTTTCTTGTGCCTTCAGGTTACCATACAACATTTCAAATGAATTGTCATCTGGCATCTCAAACATATACTTCACCATGTTCTTATAAGGAATCTGGTAAAGAGATGACTTATCTTCATGGTCACCAGGTAGGAATCCAATCTCTCTGGTGGCAACAAGTGAACGAACAAGGTAAACTTTATCGAAAGGAGAGTCTTCTTTTAGAACTTCCTTTAGAGCAAGATATAATGCAACAAATGTTTTACCAGTACCAGCTGCACCATACATGAACAAGTTTTTATCGTTGTTCCAATGTTCAAATACTTTTTCTTGTGCTGGTGTAAGTGGTTCAATGTTAACCAACATATCAGAATTAATTGGCTTTCTGCGCTTCTTTTGTTTCGCAGACATACCATTAATATCTGGGGTCAATTTCTTTCTTGCTCTTGGCATACTTAAAAACCTTGGATAGTAGAACCGTAATGTCCTTTTTTGATGTTGTTGATTTTAGTTTGGAGATCCTTAGGAACTTTGTTTCTCCAGTCTCCTACTTCACTGACGGAAGAAGCACAACCCTGAGACCAGTCTTTGTCCCATTCTGGATTGTCTTTCTTCCATTGATCGTATTCAATCATGGACATGTAGAGTTCTTTCGTCTCTCCTGTGGTTTTATTTATTACTGGATATGTTGGCATGATTAGACCCACTCAGGTTTTCGTTTCGGCATACGTAGATAATTAGATGCAACCCAAGGTTTGGATGCGATATAACGTTTGTAAGCAGTAAAAGTGTCAATGCTTGTGTTATGTTTAAACTCATCTGGCATTGCCCTCGCAAACGGTGTTACTTTAGTAATTTTACCCTTGGGAAATATGTAGTAAGCATGAGTCAAAGCATTTTCACAAGAATGTTTTTTCCCATAACGAAGTGTGTATTCATCACAAAGGTTTAATCCCCACTTGATTAACCAATAAGCATTGTGAATAGATTCATTTGCCCATTGAGTGCATGGATGGTTTCGGAATGCACCTTTCTCAGTTGCATATGGTGTACCATCTTTCTTGGGGAGAGGACCATAACCATGACCCCACTTATCGGATGCAACAATGGAAAGCATTTGACAACACTCCAAAGGCATTTTTACAATGTGTTTATCTGGTAAACAGATTGCAGATTCGGCGGGGTATTGGTTGGTGACAAAAATGTTCATAACTCAGGTCTTACTCTGATGTTTTTGTAATCTGGATTCTGTTTTAGAATCCTCTTAATTGTATCATAAGCTTGTGAGCATGTCAAGGAACGGTAACTTTTCATTGGGATCCAGTTACCGTTGTGATCCTTTGCTTCAATCCTGAACAGACCATCCGAGAGCTTCGGAGACTGTTGGGAACTGTTCGATGAAGATTTTTCGGCAATCTTCCGCCACTTCCATATGTTCCTTTTGAGTTCCATGTGCCGACCTCAGAGAGATATAATGGATCCAAGAACGACACGACCCGCTCATGTAAATACGAGTCGGTGTGCAGAGTGGCAGCACATTGCGAGCACACTCTTTTGCAACTCCTAGTTCAAGCATCTGGTTGTACAGTGCCATAGAAGAACTAAACAGAGTTTGCATTTGTAATTGCAGTTTCTGAATAGTAAATTCATCAAGATCATCAATAGAATTCTGACGATTCTTGGTATCTTGACGACGCATTTCAGGAAGAGGAATCTCTTTACTCAGCAGAGAAGAGTCTGCATATCGTTGAGAGAATTCCTGGAATGTAAAGCTACGGTGACGTAGAATTTGAGCTGCAATAGCTCGGGTGGTTTCTATCTCTAGAGTCATGAAAGACTGTTCAAAGACACTCCAGTGTTCATGTTTAATGCAATAGGACAGAAGACCTGCAACGTTAGGATTTTCCTGGTTAGCGGGGTTGCTGACCCTCGCTACGTAACCCATTGTCTGTTCAGCGTCAGGAGTGACGGTAACAAGTTTGACTTTCATTCAATACCTCATTTACGTTTTTTGGTTTCTTTAGATTTAATATCCCACAGTTTAGGATTGGTTCTTCCTTCTGATTGTGTCATGTTGATTAGATCATGACGATATAAGTCCCAATAGTGATCAAAGATTTCCACACGATTACGACCTACTACGATGTCAAAGTGTGTCATGCCATCCTGTAGATATTCTACCAGATATGCAGTATAAGGTAAACTTCTATCGTTTGCAAGTGTAGGATCACAATCTTTGTGGATTATCTTCAAGACCTATTCCCCCATTGAATTTCTGGATATGCTTCAGAGACACATGCTTTAGTGACCTTGTATCTCTTACCTAGTTGTTTATCTTTTGCAAGACAAACAATTTTTGATTCTTCTTCATGAAGTCCTTCGAGAAGCTGGATCAACATCATCTCACG